TGGAGCCATGCAACATATCATCGATTAGTATTGTCGCCGCGCGTTCGGAGCGAAACGACTGCTTTGCAGTGTAGCCCGAACGCCCGGCGCAATACAGATGATAATTTGGAGGAAGAAGAATGACTCTCAAGTCTATTCCATGTCCTAATAGAGACGTGTTGAAGTGTCGTCGTGCTTGTTGTAAAACAGTACGCGCACCAGAACAAGATGGTTCTACATCTTATCAACAGAGCTTGTTTTTCAAAGAAGGACCTTTGAAACAACTTCGCAATTGGCGAAATCAAAGCTCCGCTCTTCCACAAACTACGTTTGAGGAGTAAATGTTACACATTTAGACTGTCTACTTTTTAGACCGTCACCTCCGGTGGAAGGGCGAAGAAGATGGGAAGTGTTGTGCATGCATAACCGATACAGCTTCGTAGGGAGGTGTGAAAATCACCTCATGGGCTACGGGGGGAATAATAATAGACCCACCTTATGTGGAACCTATTATGCCCAAGTTACAACCAGCGCCTATGACAATGACCTTTGAATTGGATGACGGCGGAACATCGTATATCGATTTGTCTTGGGCCGCTTCGATTTTGAATCGTAGAGCTTATGATCAAGGCCTCAACTGGTATGTTTCGTCCATGTCGGTTTACGCACAGGGAACAAACAAGACTGTTCGCATTGCAACTTTGCAAAAGAATTGGTGCACGTTTAATGCGTGGAAAAAAGGAAAGGCCCTTTGGGACAAGATGAATGATCAGGTTCTTGATACTGAACCTGGCATTGAAGGTCGTTATCACGACTACAAGATTTTTATGGATAAATCTCATTTGGATAATTACGTTGCGAACGGAGTTCAGACAAACGTAACCAGTGCTGGTAAAACATTGTTACCTGTTGTAACAAATCCAGCTGATGGTTCCTCGATTTGGCCTTCAGACACAAATCGTGAATGGAATTATTCTGAGTATCTCATACCTGTCGATGGGGGCGCACTTCCGCCTACATCTGCTAGCATCGTAATGAACGGTGCTACAAATACCGCAGCAGCCAACCCTGTAGTTGGACTGATTTCCGGTTATGGATTGGCTCGTCCTCGACCAAATGTTACTGATCCTAACGCACCTACAACATCTGCTGATAGTTGGATGAATGCGTTGTTTGATTTGGGCGGTTCTGATCTCGAAATTCGAGATGCCTTGGTCGAAGAAAATGACCAGGCACCATATCCAATTGCAGGGGATACTTCTGCTCAAGAACGTTACCCTGGTGGTGAAGTAAATCTCGCTGGTCTACAGCTAGTTTCTGCTCCAATAACATCAGCTGCAGGAACCGACTATTCTGGTCGAACTATGATTCCTGGATTCACCGCACCTTGCGGGCTGATTTATGTTAAGAACGATGGGCCTGTTACTATTCAGGTCAATCTTGTTCCTGGAGACCATCGTGGATACATGGTCGATAAAATGGAGGACATGTAATGTCACCTGAAGTTGAAACTGTCAAGGGTGCGGTCACTACCGCCTCCATTATTAGTCACTTGAAAAACAACCGGATTGAATACCTTCTCGCGATCGGGTTGTTACACCTACTTGGTGTCAGTGACCGCCTCTTGGCGCAATTGTCTGGAGTGTGCTTCTGATGGCTTACAATTATGGTAAGGTATTCAAGAAGAACGGAAAGTCTGTTCGGTATCGATATACGAACAAAGACCCTAAGACTAAGAAATTAGTCTCTTATAATCCTAAAAGAAAAAACACACGTAGAAAAACGAAGAAGTGAGTAACGTGTGTCCTAAATGCGGTAGCAATAAAGTTAGCTCTATTTGTGTTGACAAAAGTAAGCCACCTATTTGGCATTTCGTTTGTGAACGATGCGATTTGGAGTGGGTAGAATGAAACTATTTGGTGAGGTTATCAGCCATTTAGTGAATGTAAAGTTGGGTGAGGATTTGGAGTATTTTCCAACTTCGAAGTCACCTTATGGCCATCGAGTTCCAGGATATGGAACGCCTAAGCCTTTGGTTAGCCCTTATGGTCCTCATTACTCAATGCATCCTGAATTGAGTCGTCCTGCGATCGGTATTATTACGTCGACAGTGACGGTACCAACATTGTATGTTGTAGCGCCAGTTGCATTAGCAGCTGCAAATTACGCAGTGATTGAATCAGCACCAGAAGAGGAACAACGTGGACTCTGGATGATGTTTGCCAGTGCTTTAACGGGCACATTTGGTGGCGATTACAGCGGTTTAATTTAAGGACCTTCAACACTGCCATTGGGGCATGAAGGTAAGTATTAACACGGATTTAATCTTCTCAATCCGGTGTCACAGGTGCGGATACGATTACTGTGGGTGCTGGCGATGAAAGGATGGAGCCATGCAACATATCATCGATTAGTATTGTCGCCGCGCGTTCGGAGCGAAACGACTGCTTTGCAGTGTAGCCCGAACGCCCGGCGCAATACAGATGATAATTTGGAGGAAGAAGAATGA